TGGCTGCAAGAGTTAAAAGAGGAGTTGCCAATGGGAACACTACAAAAGGTATTTTTTGGGACGATCTGGATATGTTACTTGATTTAATTTTAGGAGGTGAGGCGTGAGTTTAACAAAAGAAAAAGAAAAGCAGGCTATGGAAGTAATGAAGCGCCTAAAAGGTCTAATACTCAGTGCTAAAGAATTTGGTCATAAGGCGTTTGAGAATGAAGCAGTGGACTTAGCAGAGTGGTTTCTTCTTTTAGTTGATGGACATGACGTAGTCCCTATGTATACCAGCGACAAAGAATTCATTGCAATGAATGGTAAGCTCATTGGCAAAATAGAAGACATTGAAAAAAGTTTAAATAAGGGGGTGAGGCGTGAGTAAAAAAATAAATGAAGATATAAAAAAATGGCAAAGAGAAATCTGGAAATTAATTACTAGTAAAAACGTCGAAAATTACGAGTGTATATTTGCCGTTCCTAATAACAATAGGATGCATAAAGGAATTCTTGCAAGTAGCGAAATGGGTTTGAATATTGGGTCTAATCTCTTTGTACAAGGGTTGTCTGAGTATCTGATAGATCAATACGATGTGGTACGCATGCCCAAAACAACGCTTTCTTATGAAATAGACGATCTGCTTTATCAGCTAAAACACGAGGTAGTCCAAAGAATAGAAATTCATATTAAACGTAGAGAGCCTGAGATTTCTGGTTCTAATGGAGGTAAGAAATGAAAGCATCTAAAGTAACCTACGTAGATTTTCAGAAAAAGAAAAATATTACCGAAAAATCTATCTACAATAGTTGGTACGATAAATGGATCAATATCAAAAGGGCATGCGACCCCTCTAAGACAATAGTACACGAAGCTATAACATATATAGCTGCAATAGAATTTCTATTTTTAAAAAACCCTGACGAGATTATTTTTAATACTAAATTGTTAAAGAAAAAATCTCACCATAAAGAAAGACAAAGGGGGAGGTTCTTAAAACAAATAGCTGATTTATACGATATAGAGCATCATACATCTTATGATTATAAAGGCAAAAAACGTCATTTCGTATGGTCTGCAAAACGCACTAAAAATTCACTAGAAATTTTACAAAATCCAGAGCTATTTTATAGTAAAATGGCGGTCAAAAATGACTTAGATACCAGTCAAAAATGTCTGGTATACCAGTCAAAAATGTCTGGTACATATATAGATAATAGAAACACAGTAGAAGTAGAAGATATAGCCTACGGCTATATCTCTTCTACTGAAGAAGAAGTATCTATAAAAGAAAGAAATAATGCGCGCGCGCAAGAAACGGAAAACACAACTTGCTCAAATGCTATCCTAACGGAGCATTCGCAAGTTGCTATTCCTGAACCAAAAGAAACAGTCACAGCTTGTGACGATACCAATAAACCAAAACTCCTAACCTCTGTTGAGGAAAAAGCTATTCACTTGCAACGTATGCAACGAGATCCAAACGAGCAAAGCGAGTGGAGCCTTTCTGCATTGATGAAAAAAATAATTAGCAAACAAGAAAATGTAGGGGTTTTGCAACTCGAGGTTGAAACTATCCCAAGTATCTCACCTATTGAAAAGAGCGTGGATCAGCCAAAAACTGAAATTTTATCCAATAATGAAGAGGCTTTTATGAAACAAGAAGAAACTAACCTAATCTCTGAAAAAGAAACTAGGAAAATGCTGCTCTCAAAGGCTATCTTTGATGCCTTTGGAACGACAGCTAATGAAATACAAGACAATTGCAAATTTGAAGAAACAGAGGTTGGAAAGGTAACTATCAAGCCAGCTATCGGAGTTTCTTTCAACGATATTGAGAAAGCTAAAATACGAAAATGTATCAAGTCGGTTTATGGTGAGGGTGTTGTTCTTGCCTTGGTAAATACCAACCTTTACGTGAACAAAGAACCCGTGGTAACTGAAAGCGGTTTTGCAAGGAGTGATGTTTTGGAAACTTCTTCGCAAAATAACCCGCAGTGGTTGCAATTCAAATCCGCTTTAACCAAAGTTTTGCTAAAAAAACACGAAGAAAAAATAGCTCTTCATATTTGGAAAAACTGGTTTGATAAACTACGGGTAAGAGATGACACGACCAGTCAAAAACTCATTCTCGTTGGATCAGTTTTTACCATTCAATGGATCGATGATAAATTTGGACTTGAATTAGAAAACGCCGTGTTAGCTAGCAACTTGACGATAGAACTACGAGATGAGGCTAACAGAAACAGGCCTTTAATTTTTTCTAAAGAAACAATAAAAAGAGGGTAAACATGAAAAAGACCATAGGAGACGATTTAAATAAAGCTGCAATTAAACTTTGCAAAAAACATAATTTAAGAAATATGATTATTATTTGCACTTCTAAGCATGGTCAAAATATAGTTAAGTCTGTGGAAAATACTATGGATGATTTAGAAAAACAAGAATAGGTAATTAACATGAGAAATAACGCAGAAATACAACTAATAGGCTACGTGTACCAAGATGCAAGATGTCCGAATGAACAAGATTATCCAAATTGGGTAACGTTTAAAATTAGCGTTAACAAAAAATACAAAGATAAGAACGGACAAGAACAACAAGATACTAGTTGGTTTGAATGTAAATCTAACTCTGAAAAAATGTCTAAAAACATTAAGGAATATGTCAAAGACAAGATGGGCGTGTTAGTTAAAGGCGTACCAAAGGCTAAGGCGTATATGAGCAATAGCGGCACAGCTGAGGCAAGTATTGAGGTGTTAGTAACAGACTTTAACATTCTAACTTACCCAAAAGAAGCAGAAGCTAACAAAACTACGTATGGCAATGAAACATTAAATAAAGGAGCAGAGCCACAAGAAGTCGCTAGTGGGAAACACAAAATCGATTACGGTAAACCAGAACGATCAGAAGTTGTTTTGGATGACGATGAAATACCATTTTGAAGAGAAAAATAATTAGGTAAAATATAATGGAAATAACAATAAATTCAAATGAGTTAAAAGCGATGACAGACATAATTAATACTAGCGATCTAAAAAATACTATCGAAAAATTAGAGAGATTAGAACAAGAAAAGAGCGATCATCTAGAAATAATAAAAGATGGTTATGCCGAGGCTAAGTCTAAAGGATTTTGCACTAAGACCTTAAAACAAGTGCTAAAACTTCGCAAAAAAGACAAAAGTAAAATTGAAGAAGAAGATGCTTTATTGGAGCTATACAGAGGGGCATTGGAGATATAAAATGAATATAATAGAGCTTATGAATTCACTGCAAATTGATGACGGTTATGCTAGGAGACCTTCTTGGGGAGATGGAGTGATCTTAGTAAGGAGTAATATTAGTAATATTGAAATAATAAATATTGATAAAAATTTTAATGACGAACTACACCCTAACTATACTATCTATGAATTTACTTGTGAGGATTTATCAGCTGATGATTGGATAATTTTAGAAAATGAGGTAACAAAATGACGATACAAGCAATGATAAACCAGCTATTAGCCGCATACGTAGCAGCTGGAAATTCAGTTAACTTAGCAAAATTACTAGGGAACGGTTTTATGCCCGATAGTAACATAGATCTTATAACGCAAGCAGCTGGGATAGGAGCAACAGGGGATGGTAGAGATGATGTTTTAAGCGTGTTAATTCAGTATGGAGTGCAATGATGCTTGTAATGATGGTGTGTGTTATTTTATTAATAAGTCTTTTATGTTATAATATTAGATAAATAACGAGAAGCCGATTAATAATCGGCAATAATCGGCAAAATTAATGACTAAAATAAATAAAACTAGTTTTAAAAAAGGTAATCTTGCTAATCCTAAGGGGAGACCCAAAGGAACTGTTAGCGAATACAAAAAGAAATTCATGGAGATACAAAAGTTAGCGGCTAATGATGCATGCGCTGTATATAATGAAATTCGAGAAAAGATGCTAATGGGTGAATCATGGGCTTATCAATTATATGTTAAGGACTTTATTCCTAAAAGAGCATTTGAACCGACTATCTTAGTTGAGATCGAGAAAGGTAAGAATAGGGGGGATTCAGTTATAGAAGCATTGCCACAGTTTGTGGAGCTTACGCACAATGAAGCCATGGACGAGATTAGAACGTTTAAAGGGATTGAGCAACAAGGGGAACAAAAAGAAGAGTGCAAAGGCACTGTTGAAGAAATGACTAGGTTAGTTAAAGAATCATGGAGCAGAATGAGTTAAATATCCATTAATCTTCTCTTGTATCTTAATATATATAACGTGATATTTTAGCAACACTTTCCATAATCCTGGTTATGTGTAGGGATTTTTACGCTTCTTCGTTAAGGGATTTTGCGGGTTTTGAAAATTTATGAAGAACTTTGGTAGCTCCTATCGGGATTCAAAATCGATAGGAGCTAGTTTAACCAAAAGAAGTAGATATAAGTATATGAAACTTGTAAATCCATATTAGAGATTTATTGACGCTCTGTCAAGGTTTACTCAACCAATTAACACGTTTTTCTAACTCTTCAAATAGCACCAACTTTAACAAGTTACTTAGACTACGTTTTTCCTGTTTAGCAACATGCCGCAACAATCCTATTTGGTACTGATTAAAAGTTAGCCTCATGTTGTAACTAGGAGAACCTTCTTTATCAGCATTACGCCAAGATTCGAGGTTTTCTATAATGTCATGAGTTCTTGCTCCTTTAGCAAATTCTGCCAACGCTTGTTTATCAATTACAGTTTGATCTATATCATCTGTATCGAGTGAAAATTTAGAATTACGCATTTGTAAATATCTCATTTATTAATAAGTTAATTTCAGTTATAGCCTTTGGATTATCATATTCTATTACGCCTTTACCATCAGCAATTGCATCACGATAAACTTTGCGTTCATGAATAATAACATCCGAGACTTTTGCTATATTAGATTGAGCTAGCAAAGATATGGCTTCTTTGTCTTCGTTCAAATTATAATGAGTAGAGGCCATAGATATTATTGTATAGGCATCAAGTTTATTGTTGAGGCTTCTTGCAAGTTTAATTAATTGTGTCATATGTTTACTAGTCTCAAGATCTGGTTGTGAAGCTTTAAGAGGAATATACATTTTTTCACAAGCTACCATTGCAGTTCTTAACTCTTCGGAGTCTCTACCGCCAGCATCTATAATTACATGTTTATATCTGGTAGATAAATCCTTAATGGTATCATATGTATCCCCTGTTTTTTGAATAGAGAACACTTTTGGCAAGTCAGAATAAAATTTATTACGCCGTGTTAACCATTTTGTAGATGTTCCTTGGGGATCACAATCAACAATAACTATTTCATGACCTTTGTTGGCTAATGTTACAGCTATATTAGTTGATATAGTAGATTTGCCCGTTCCACCTTTTTCTCCGCCTATTAATAGAATCATATCATACCTTTTTAAAGATATAATATGTAACAGTGTGTAGGTAATGTGTCAAGTGTGATTTATTATGATGTAATACTGGTGTCGTAATAACACATTTTATGTATCAATAATGTGCTAGATATATGTCATAGTAACATCTACATTGTAATTGATATTAGATTACTTGTTTCTTATATTATCTCGGATTTTATTTAGTTGGCTTGTCCGTTGATAATTGCTATAATCCAATCAATTAACCACCTTGCGAGATTATCTAATATATGGAAATTACATATTCCGAAGCAGAAGAGATTTTACGTAAAAACTTTCTTTTTTACACTCCTCATCTCAAACAAAAGAACTTTCATGCTGCAAGCGTTGGAGCAATAGAGCGTTTGTTTCTTGCTGGTAATAGAACAGGAAAAACTTATTGTGGTTGTATTGAGGATGCTATCCATTTAACAGGAGTTTACCCTGATTGGTGGAGTGGACACAAATTCAATCATTCTATTATAGCTTGGGTTGCTTCTGAAAACTACGAGATCACCAGAAACGTTTTACAAAAAATGTTAATAGGTGGTTATTCAGAATTAGGACAATTTACAGATGGACTAATTCATCCAAGTTTAATCTTAAAAAAAGCTATGTTATCAGGCGTTAACGGCGCAGTTGATTATGTGCAAATTCAGCATTCTAGCGGTGGTGTATCTAGTCTTTATTTCAAATCATATAAACAAGGTAGAGAGAAGTTCCAAGGAGCAAGATGTAATCTAATACATTTAGACGAAGAACCACCAAAAGACATATATACCGAGTGTAGTATGCGACTTGCAGATGTTGACGGCATGGGACAGGGTAGGCTTATTCTTACGATGACGCCTCTAAAAGGTTATACCGAGATGATGTCCTATTTCCTAGAGCATCGAGTTACCAAGAAAAAAGCGGAACAAGAAGATGTCCAATCAGTTGAGGATCTATCTAAAGAAGACGAGATTATAAGAACTGATCCAGAAATTATTTTTAACGGCAAATATTATATTCAAGCTTCGTGGGATGATAATACTCATTTATCAGAGGAAACCAAACAACAACTAAGAAGCACTTTAAAGCCTTACGAATTAGAAGCTAGGGAAAAGGGAATACCAAGTGTTGGTTCTGGTCTTGTATATCAAGTTATGGAATCTGAATTTTTGGTTGAGCCTTTTGAGATACCTCATTATTGGCCTTGTGTGTTTGGGATGGATGTTGGATTTTTTGCACCAACTGCTGTCGTGTTCATGGCTCATGATAAGGACAATGACATATTATACATTTACAAGGAATATTCAGTGACAGAAAAGACAGCTGCTCAACATGCTGCATCGTTAATGATAATGGGTTGTGACTGGATACCAGGTGTTTGTGATCCAGCGGTCAATCAAGGATCTCAAAGAGACGGTGAAAAGCTTATTGATGATTACGCAAAAGCTGGCTTAAAACTAAACAAAGGTAAATATGCTAAAGAACTGGCTGTGGACTCGGTGCTGGAGCGTATTAGAACTGGTCGTTTTAAAGTCTTCAAGACTTGCCGTAAGTTTATGGATGAATGGCGTGGGTATTCAAGAGATGAGAAGGGGAAGATTAACAAAGGGCGAGATCACTTAATGAATGCTTTAGAGTTTGTTATTTTAGATGGTTTACCGATGTCTAAAACTAAAAGACAAGTAGAAATGCGATATAACTATAACGACAAACCAAGGTTTTTTTAATTGTGGCTAAATATGATAACTTATATAACTTTATTTCTCCTGTCACAGGCAAATTACGATTACCTATGGGAAATTTGTTTATAGGAGATCAAGATGATATAAGTAGTTACACAAAAACAATCGGCTTAGGTAATCTACCTGTTTTGGGAGTTGCTAGTATTACCTTGCCAATGCTTCCATCAATACCAATACCTAACCCAATGTTTGATCCTCTTTCTTTGGATTGGTTGTTATCATCACCTTGGCTTTCAGAAACTTTTACAGGGAGTCCCGATACATTAAATCCATTAGATAGTCAAACGATTAAATCAAATGAAATGGCTGGCCTTCATATAGCGATAGGAAGAGTGCTTAAGGTTTTTGATAATGCTAATATGGTAGTAAAAAGCAAAACATTCAGCTTTAATTGGAATAATCCTGCCGTTAATGCTTTACCTCAAACAGTAAAAGATATTCTGGGTTTGAATAACAGCTTTACATTTACAAATGCTCAAGCACTAGACCAGCTCAAGACAGGTCTGCTTGCTAATAATCCAGTTGGGACAATAAGCAATGCAACTTTAACTAATAATTATCTATGGGTCGGCGATAATGTTGACGGTACTGATAATGTTCCGACTGCAAAAAGATATTTACCTTTAACGACTTTAACTAATCTAAACCAAAATCAAATATGGATCGGCGATGCTAACAATCGTCCTGTAAGCGTAAATACCATACAGGTTTTAAATTTACCTGATCTAACTGAAGGGAATGCTTGGGTTGGCGATATCGGCAATAGACCTGTAGAAAAAGCTGTAGCTCTTGCAGATAGCACTTACATTTTGCAGTCATCGGATTTTAATTTACCAAATAGCACGGCTTTAAACGATGTTGGATATGGATTATTAAAAAACTCTCTTATTAGTGGCTTAAGTATAGCCTCGGGCGGAGCAACCCCTATAGTTAATGACTATGTAACACCTGTAAACTTACAAACTGCGATAGCGACTTTAACGGGGGAGATCGAAGCATCGTTCTGGAGTAATGTTGGAATATCGGTTGGAGCAAGTAGCATAACAGGAATTTTTAGTACTCTTATATCATCGGCTTATGGAGAGTATTTGTTTAACAACAAATACAAGCCTTTTTTGTGCGAAAACAAATACTACGAAACTGATGATATATCTCAATGGGGCAAAGGTAACGTCTGGTTTGATAATAATAGATTTAGTTCTGATCCGATACTAAAAAATTACAGACCAGGTATTAGAGCAATTTCATGGGATTCTTCAAAGTTATTTGATAGCGATTTAGTTCCTGTTTCAATAGGAGTATTTGGCTACAAATGGTCTTTTTTTAATAGGTCTCATGGGCAAGAAGGTTTTGTGTGGGAGGCTGAAATGGAAAATAATAGTTCTCATCAAAACTACAGATTGCCTAAAAAGTTTTCATTAAGACATGTTGGACACAGCCACCCTGGCACTGGATGGAATGAAAAAAATGATGAATTAATGAATTATGATAATGATACAAATAGTTCAACATATAAAACTTTCAATTTTAATATGGACACTAATTTTTTAAGCAAAGGAGCAATTAAAACTCCTGTTGGTAATACAGCTGAAAGACCTGTTAATCCTGAGGTCGGTATGATAAGATTTAACACAGATTTATAATTTAAAAAAGGTAAAAAAAATGAAAGAAATCGACAATAAAAAATTACAAAATATAGATGAAAAATTATTAGCGCCGTTACCTGAACCAACAGGAGGTAAATTTGAAGGTGTATATAATGGCCAATATTTCACTTTTGCAACTGAAAACTGGGTAAAAAATACAATAGGGGCAGTTCCGCCTTGTAACTATGCTACGATAGGTACAAATCTTACTACCGTTTATAGTAACGGTACAAGCGGTGTCGGCGCTACTCTAACTAATTCAGGGACGCAAAGTATCTTTACTATTGATGGCGGTACACCTGCGTTAAACTCAAGGATACTTGTTAAAGATCAAACTGTAGCCTCGGAAAACGGTATATATACTATAACGAATGTTGGATCGGCTAGTACCAATTGGGTGTTAACGAGAGCCGTTGATTTTGATTCGGCAAGTCAGGTTACAAGAGGTAATACAGTTAAAATAATATCAGGTGCGGTAAACGGAGTAACAGAATGGATGGTAACATCGATAGTCAATACTGTTGGAACAGATCCCTTTACTTTTGCTCTACTTGCTAAAAGTGCATTAACTTCAATTCTTGGAACGGCTGATCAAATTCTTGTGACCGTTGCAAATAACATTGCTACTTTAAGTATTGCGCCTAATCCTATCATCCCGGGTAATGCCTCTGTAACTATTCCTGTAGGTACGACAGCGCAGCGTCCGACTACGCCGACAGCAGGCATGATAAGGTTTAATACCGATCTATGATTAAAGGGATTGATCAATGACTAAACCTGAATATTGGGATTCTATAACGGGACAGTGGATTGTTATTACTCCAGGTCAGAAAGGAGACAAGGGAGACCCTGGCGATCCAGGTCCTCAAGGGCCGCAAGGACCGACAGGAGCTACGGGACAGACTGGCGCAAGCGGACCTAAGGGAGACACCGGATCTCAGGGCCCTCAGGGTACAACTGGGGCTACAGGTCCTCAAGGTAACGATGGAACTACTGGACCACAGGGACCTAAAGGTGACACTGGTGATACAGGACCTCAAGGATCAATTGGATTACCAGGTCTTCCTGGGTTACCTGGTTCAAAGGGAGATAAAGGAGATACTGGTCCACAAGGACAAATTGGCTTAACGGGAGCGATTGGACCACAAGGACCCAAAGGGGATAAAGGAGATCCTGGTAGTGGTAGCATAAGTTCTGTAGGTATTCAAAGCGTTAATTATGGACTTGACGTCTCAAACAGTCCTATTACTTCTAGTGGAACAATAAATTTAACATTAAACAGTCATTTGAGTAATCTTGCTCTGAATTGGCAATCAGGACTCATTGTACAAACCTCAGCAGGAGGTGCTTTTGAAGCAAGAAGTTTGCAAGCAGGTAGCGGCATTACAATAACGAATCCTGACGGTATATATGGCAATCCTGTAATTTCTGCAACGGGAGGCGGTGGAGGAAGTAATTATCTTAACCTAATAGGACATGTTTTTGCATCGGGTAACTTAGATGGGGCAATCTATGCTCAGTTATCAAATCAAATACCTTACGCTTATGATCGCATGTATTTTGACTGGGCAATTCATCCTGGTGTAATACCGAGTGTTTTAGGACCGATTCATACTTTGCCTGATACAGGCACTAGGACAGAGTATCACCAAACAGTCAGAACTGGACTTTATAGTTCAGGCATTTATAGAGATTGGACTACTAGTTATGGACTTGATTATTCAGGAACTACACTGCCTGAGTATTCGCTTGATTACACCTATATCAATAATTTAAATCAGCTCGTAACTGCAAATGCCTTCAAAATCAGCATAGCCGACTATGGTTATCCCGTAGGTGCTAAAGCTCTTTTTGCTATTAACGGCAATCTTGATATGCAAGACAACTACATCTTGAATGTAGCTACTCCTATTGTCGGTACCGATGCAGCCAACAAGGCATATGTTGATAGCCAAGTCGGTCTTAATTATCCGTATGACTCATCTTTATTTCTTGACGGAAATGGAAACTGGAATCCGCCTATAAGTTTCCCTGGTAATCCGAATTTCGTATTAAGAGGTAATGGCGGATGGGGGCCTCCTATTAACTTACCAGGAGATCCTAATCTTTTTTATAACGGTATGGGGGATTGGCTGTCCTCTACTAATTCTTGGGTAGCTGACGAGCATTTAAATTTTCCTGAGCTCAATATACGTTGGGATTACAGCGATCCGTTCGTTACCCCTACAATGACGCATACAATTCAAGATATCTACGGCAACTGGCCTCAATTTGTAGAAAGGTTCATGACAGGTGATTCATCATCTCAAACTTACAGAGGTTGGCAGTGGAGGTATTTTTTAGGTGATGAGCCTTATCAAAACCAAGCAAATGCTGTTTTGGAATACACTCATGAACAGCAACAAACTCAAATTATACCTATTAATATACAATTATTATATTTAACGGCACCTTCACCTGATATTCTCATAGAATTTGAAGGTAAAGTGAACATGAAGCAAAATAGGATATTTGGCCTTCCTACTCCGATAAATTATGATGATGCGGCAACTAAGAGTTATGTTGATACAAAATCGTACGGCATTGCGCATATTGTTAACTTTCAAAATGAAGTTAACAATATTATTTACGCTACTCCGCTTAATAAGCTATTAAAGCCTATAGCTGCTGTTGATTTTAACGGGCAAACATTATTTAATTTACCGACTCCCGTCATTGCTAGCGAAGCTGCGACAAAAGGTTATGTCGACAGTAAATCGTTGCCTACTTTTCCTATGGATTCGACTCTATTTCTAAACGGCAATAATGTATTTAGCGATCCTTTAATTAGAGTCGTAAATAATACTAATTATTTTGCAACTATTCTTCAGCAAGCATTGCCTTCTGCTAATCCTAAAACAGGCTATGCAATCAGCACAAATAACGGCGGCGTTTTAAATCTATACTGCGGTAACGGCGTATCCTTCGGCAGTCGAGGAGGTTTTTTAGATGTCTTTGGATCTAACGGACTGCAAATACGTACAAGCTCTACTGGGACATTTCCTTTTCCTGAGCCGACTGTTAGCATGTGGATTAAACCTGACGGAACTATAGATTTTAATTATAATAGACTAATTAATGTAAATAACGGTGTTAATAATTATGACGCAGTTAATGTATCGCAGTTAAATTCAATTAATAATTCGCTAAGTAATTCTATCAATAACGTAAACAATACTCTTAGTTCCAAAACCAGTTGGTTTTCTCAGCAAGCAAGTAATTACACGTATTTTTATACAGGAATAGGTATAGGTAATGCCTTTATAAGAAGCGGCGGTTACGGCTATTTAAACGGTAGCGGAAGTACAGGAAGTTCTAGTGGTACTAATTATTATTCTCTTGATTGTTCTTATAGAGTTAAGGCATCGGAATTTAACGCTTTTTCTTCCATTAAGAAAAAAAATATTTTAAATGTTAGCCAAGATATAGAAGAAAAAGCAATAACTCTATTTGAAAGGATTCCTCTATACGAATACGATTATATAGATAAAATTAAAGAAGGAAGAGGTGTAAGTTACGGAGTTATTGCCGAGCATTTACATAAAATATTACCTGATTATGTAGACATGAAATCGGAAGATTTCGTGCCGAATGTATTTAGCTTAGCTTCGGTAACAAAGCATGAAGATAATATTTATTTCTTAGCGTTAGAAGAGGATAAAGAATTAAACGTCAATAGTACTAAGTTAAGAATCATATTTGACGATTCGGAACATGACGTATTCATAGGGTCGATAAGTAATAATCTAATCACGATTAGAAGTGATGAGATTTTAAAAAATGGCAAAGTGTTTGTATATGGTACTTATGAAGAGTGTCCTACTGTTGCCAAACAAAAATTATTTGAGTTATCAATGGTGGTAACTCAGAACTTACTTAAAAGAGTAAGTGTATTAGAACAACAATTTAAAAGAAGAGTAAATTTATGACAAAAGAAAAAACAAAAAGTGTCCCGATTTTATCAACGGTTTTACCGATGAATTACGAAGCTCTAGAGTATATTAGTTGGTTTGTAACTGATGCTCAGAATCTTCAAAATTGGTCGAGTAGTATTTTTAGAGGCGGATTTGATACAAGCGATCCTAAATTAGCTGATTTATTAGCAGCTGCGAATAAGTCAATGTCGGAAGTAGAAAAAGATCTGGCCGAAATAAAAAAATATTTAGCTGCAATACAACCGCCAAATATTGATTGATTAACAAAAATAATTAATATAAAATAATAGTTTAAATTAACCTTGCGAGATTAAAAATGAATCCAATAGAAATCATCCAAATTTTACCTAAACACGTACAAGCTTTATATAGTGACGGCGTTCTATATTTTTCTGGAGAAGAGTCAATTGCTACAACAGATCGTAAATCATTATTAATAAATGATATTAAGTTGATAAAAGATCATCTTGAAAACTTAGAAAAATCTCTGGTTTAAATTATGGAAAATAATAGTTTAAAAGATTATGCACTGATGTGCGAGTGCGCTGAGAGCGTTGCTAGATTTGGCATTTTATCTGATTTTTTAAAAAGGGGTATTACAGATTTTTACTCTTATAAAAGTAAAAATGAAGAATTACCACCCGAAGAAATGGAAATTTTAAACGCTAAATATCGTGAGTTTCAAGATTTTTTTCAAAAGTTATAATTAAAAAATCATGAACTTTGTTAATTATGAAAGTTTATTATTTGCAAATTTAGCAGATCAAAAAACAGCTTTGCTTAGTGCGGAAAAACCTATTTTTTTAAATGCTGTTAATATTTGTAACGTTTCAAGTATTAATATTAGGATAAATTTACAAATAGTAAGGCTTTTAGCCTCTCCAGTGATAGAAAACTTTTTAGTTCACAATGTTTTAGTGCAACCAAATGAAAGTATTAATCTAATTTCACTTGGCAGTTTAGAAGTTTTTTTAGCAGATGGAGACAATTTATTGTGTTTTTCAAATGGCTATACAGAGCTTTTTGATTGCACTCTGTGTTATACAACATTAAATGAATTATGATAAATCTTACAACTGGAAAAAGAAAATTATTACAGGAATTAAAGGATTATTTCAACTATTCTATTAATTCAGAAGTACGCAAAAAATGGCGTATGCAATATGATGAAAATCTGAAATTTTATTATGGTGATCAATGGAATGAAGAATTAAAACAAGAATTTGCTGATGTTGGTGCTATGCCTTTTGTAGTAAATCGGATAGAGCCTATAGTTACTACTTATGTTTCCCTGCAAATAAGTGCAAGACGTCGCATTGCTTTTAAACCAACGACAGGAGTAGATCAGCATAGTTTACTTGCCGAATATTTGAATAATATGGTTTATACTATTCAATCGCAAAATGACTTTCAAAATAAATCTACTCAAAAATATACAGACGCTTTAATAGGTGGTCTTGGTTGGACTCATTTTGGATATGAACCTAATTCCTACCAAACTTTCTTTTATGATTATGTAGACCCAAGAGAGATTTATTGGGATCCTGATGATCAATCACCACGATTAGAAGATTCTAATTTTGTTTGTCGTAGTTATTTTGTATCAGGCGTGAAATTAAAAGAAAGATATCCTAAATACACTGATTACTTTGATCAATTAATCGGGAAAAACATCACTAATAGTAATGGTAATACTCCTTATGCCGATCTTAATAATAGCGAAGACTTAGAAGAAAACTGGGTTATTGGAAGATCAGCACGGATTGTTGAAGTTTATTATAAAAAGAATGTTAAATATTACGAGGCAATTGTTAGTTTTGAGACAGAAGACCAAGACGCAATAAAAACATACAGATACTTTAATACTTTTGATGAAAAACTTGCAAATATAAGAAAAGCTAATGGCACTACTGTAAAAGAGTTAGAAGGTACTCAAATATGGAAAGGTGTATTTTGTGCTGATGTGCTATTAGAACATGGAGCAATAAGTTCCCAAGTCCCTAATCAAAAACATTTTCCTTTATTACCGCTTTGTTTAAAACGTAATTATTTAAGTATTCCTTATGGAATAGTTGATGGATTAATTCCTTTATCTACTTCTTTAAATTATGTTTGGACTAAAACAATACACGGTCTTAATTCAAAATATTTGATTATTGATGAGGATAATGCAAATCTGGAAAAAATGAGACCAATCTTACGTAAAGAATTAAATAGACGTGATGGAATGATTTTCTCTAAAAACCCTCATCAAGTACAATTAATTAATTCTGAAACGATGCTACCTCATTTGGAAAAAACATTACAAAGAATTGATGTGGAATTTGAACAAAGAACGCAATTGTTTGACGAATTAAAAGGCGAACAAACTAATGCTATTAGCGGTGTAGCAATTCAAGCACGTGCAACAAATTCAGCAAGAAGTCAAAACCCACTGCACGCAACTTATGAACATATGCTATTTTCCGAAGGGCAGTTAATATTAGATACTATTAAGGGTATTAAAGATTTCAAATATGCAATTAATTATTACAAAGATAACAAAATAAATTATGGAGTTCTTACTGACGATATTTCAATGATAAGTTTTGAAGTTAGCGCAGACACCGCTCCTAATTATTCATCATCTAATGAAGAGGAAGCGGCAAGATTTGAAGCTTTGCTTAATAGTCCAAGTGCAGCATTAGTCTTGTCTGATCCTTTGTTTTTAGAGAAATTAGGTTTTACAGATAACGATGCACAAAGCTTAAACGAAGCATATTTAAGAATATTGCAAGGGCAGCAACAAGCACAAGCGCAAGAAGAAATGGAAAATACCAATCAATAAATAAAAACTAATTTAAGTAAAGAATAAATATGACAGAAAATTTAAAAAACACTGATACATTAGAAACTTTTGCTAATATATTTTCAGGTAAGGATAATTTTGATATCAAAACCGATGAGGCTGATATTAAAACAGTAGAAGAAAAGATAGCCGAAGAAGATACAACCGATGTCAAACAAGAAGCCCTGTCTAAAAAAACAACCGATAAACAAGAAGATACAACTGTTGATCTTAAAACAGAATATGAATTATTGAAAAAACAATTAAACGATGCAAAAGCTTGGGGACATAAAAAAAATTCAGCTTATATTAACGCTAAAAAGAAAGTCACTGATTTTTTAACTAAATTACAAGAAGATTCCATTATAGATGAATCGGAAGCACAACTTGCTTTAAGTTCTTTTAACATTTCAGATGATGTAGCAGAGCAGAGCTTTGAGAAAAAAGAAAATCCTTATGTACAGTTAAAGCAAAATCTTGATAAAGAATTTGGAGTATTTAAAAAATATAATAAAGAAGATAATGCAGAAGAAAAGTATCAAGCGTTTTTTTCGTTTCTTCCTTTATTTTCAAGTGAAGAACAAGAAAAAATTGTAAATTATATGATGAATGAAGAGCCTAATGTAGTTATTGATAATATTATGATTTTAGGAGGTGATGTTTACGATAATCTACATAAAGGAGCAGAAAAAGCAGGTGGTATTATCCCTTTTGTGAAATCGCTACATTTACAAATAGAAAAATTAGAAAAACGCAATAAAGAGCTAGAAGCAGAGCTTGACACCACCGAAGGGGTAGTTCATAATAGGTCTATAAATTCTAAAGTTCAAGAAACGTCAAATACAAATAACAAAGAATCTCTTTCAGATATTTGGCGTAAAGGTTGAACAAATGGCATTTCTTCTAAAGAATGAGGCATTTTAGAGTTTTTAAATTAGGCGGTTTATCCTTACCTAATTTAAAACATTAATTTCTCCCTCAAATTCCCCACCAAGATTTCTCCCATCTTAAGAATTTAAATAATAGTTTTACCTTAAGCTTAATGCTTTTGGTTAATATTTTTTAATATTCAAAAAGACAGGTAATAAAATGGCGACATTAGATCGTAATAACCCTTTTCAAATTCAGTTATTTGAAAAAAATGTATTAAAACCATATTTAAAAGAATATAGAAATAATACGCAATTTAGTAAGTTTATGGGAGGTGCTACTTCCATTATTCATAACATCATGGAAAACAAAGGCGAAGGTGATACTATAGTATTTCCTACTCGTCAAACTTTTATGCCTGTTGTAAAAAGAGGCGAAGAGCAGTTAGCAGGTGATGAAAGCGAAATAACATACGTTACTGATGAAGTTAGAATCAGTAATCTGAGATTTGCGACTAGAATAACTAACGAACAACTACTCAAGTTACAAACTAAAGCCGAACTTGATAGCGATATAAAAGATGATTTGTTATATCAATCCTCGCTTCTTAATACTAAAAGAATTGTATCACAGTTTGGATTAGCATTTTCACCGACTACAACTAATGATCGTAACTTAATTAATTTTGACTTTAGCTATTCAGATATTGCAACCAAAATGATTGCTAGCGGTATTGATGCTAATAACGGAGCAGGTGATGCTGTTTCAAACCAAAGACTTATGTTTGGCCAAGACTTCCGTACTAACGAGGCCACTGTGGCGGCCGTAGCTGGAGCGGCTAACTTCTCTGTAGGTAACGGGCATACTATGTCAGTGAAACATATAGTTCGCTTAGTAAATTTAGCTCGTACAGGCGGTAGAACTGCTAATTTATACAAAGAATCTGCGATTAGACCTTATAGAGTAACTAATCCTCATAACGGCTATGCAGATAATAGGTATATTTTATTTATCGCTCCCGAGACTTATAGTTACATGAGAGATAATGATGCCGATTGGAGGAATCAAGTAATTAGAGGTGTCATCGAAAATCAATATCAGCCATCAATGCTATACGGCTCTGCTTATAAAGGTTCAATTGAGGGAGTCGATGTTATTGTTGTAGATGAGTTTAGTAATTTTATTACTGCTAGCGGTAATGGTGGAAGTTTAGTAGCTTATTCTGCTTTATGCGGAGCATCTGCTATGGGTTTTGCTATGGGAAGTACCCCTACCTTTGAAACTGATGTAAGAGATTACAAAATGCATAAAGGTATTGCTCACATAGAGATTAGCGGTTTAAAAGTGCTAAAATACCCATCAAAAGGAGATCCTAAGAAAAAAGGGATTAACAATTTGTTAGTCGATAATGGGATCATTCACTCATTCACTAAAATAAATTAAGAGGGATATATGTTAATAGTTAATAGATATAATATTGCTACCCCAACACCAGTACTAGCTACAAACGATGCTAACGTTAATACAGGTATTACAGGTCCTACTTGGGGTGGGTGTAATCCAAGTACCTTAGGTGTTACTGGAAATGCGGCAGTAGGTGTCGGTTTTTCTAATATTGCTACAGTTAATACTTTTGTTGACCAAGTAATATCTAAAATCATACAAGTTAATTTTAGCGGTGTATTAACTGCTGGACAAGACAACTTCGTAAGAGTTCCTTTAAGTCAGCTTGGTATTACTAATAATAAATCTGTTTTAGGTGCGGCTATAGTTGGAGTATATGATACTAATGCTACCGAGAACAACAATACCCCAACACCTTCTTGGATTAACGTATCTTCAGGATTGGCTCTTTTATCAGTTATAAAAGATGCATTGGTAATAAAAATACCAAATGGTAACCAAGCGTTATTTCAAGGTAAAACAGCAAATATACTTTTAATTTATAGTTAACTAATAGAGAGGGGACGTTTTAATAGACGTCCTTTTTTGAATCATTATGAATACAACTGAACTAATAGAATTAACCAACCAACTAAGTACCGATAAGAGTTATTTGACTCCTAAAGAAAGAATTGCGTATTTAAAATATTTGAATATGGCAAATTTGGAACTTTATGAAATAGCCTCTAGTGGACTCAATACTATAGTTAAAAAAGTTAATGTTTTTTTAGATGAAGTGAAAGGAGGTTTTTTGCTTCCAGATGATTTATTTAAGGTAACAAATATTGTAGTTAATAAAACGCCTTTAATTATTGGTAGTATTAATTATGAAGCATCTATTTTGCCTACTCAATATTTGGTTTTAGGAAATTATATTTATTGTAATATGACAACTTCTGGGATTAGCTTTTTAAGTGCGGTTGATCCGATTGATAACATAACGAAGAAATATATCACTCTTTTTTATGTTCCTAATCCAAAAACTTTGGTTGAGATAATTGATGACGCAAATTTAGAAACAACTACCCCAGTGTATCCAGTACCTTACCATCTTTTTCTAGTACACGGAGCTTTGTATTATTTTTATTTTAGCAATAAAGTTTTTATGGACAAAATGGCTTATATTAGGGAAGTTTGGGAAAAGGATAAAGCTAAATTAGCTAACTTTAAAAATTATGGGTTATAATGTTTCAAGGACATCCGCAGAGCTTACCTATATCATTTCCGTTTAAAGGTATTAATACTAATAGCCAAGACGATACTAACCACGCAAGGTTTATTCAAAATATACTAGTTAGCGACAATAAAACTGGGGCATTAAGATACGGGACGTCTTTGGTAAGTAGCTTCCCATTTGACGCCAACAGAACTTTTAGAGATATTATTTCTGTAATGTCTTTTTTAAAAAACGACGGCACATCGGAAAAGTTAATATATGTTCAATATTTAGGAATATCCTTTTTAACTCATAACAGCATTGCTATTATTGATGCTCCAAATTTAGAGGGGTATAGCCAGTTTACTATTGATTTAACTGGATATAATGCAAATCAGGTTTCTTATTTAAAAAAAGTTCTCTTTGACGGAGTTTATCTTTTTTTTAGGCAAACTATTAGCGATGGCGCAGAAATTGAAAATCTAACTTCTACAAACGTAGAGATTAAATTTAATTTACCATTTAGAGCTGATTTTTTTGATGTAAATTATTCTGTCTTTATAGAGAGGGCTGGGATATACCGAGTAAACACGGATAATACTTATGAACTAATCGAAGATGATCTTGACCCAGCAGTAATAGTTTCACATGTTAATTTCCAAGGAAATTTACTTATTGCTAATGGTGTTGAATCAGTAAAAGTATATGATGGACTAAATTTATTACCTTTAAAAGCTCCAGTTCCAATACCTAATATAACTCCTATAGTAATTAACAACCAGGTTTTAAGTTTTTCTATTCCGCAAGTTGCTCATATAGAGATACAAACAGATGTTAATGTAGGTGATGGGTTAACTTTGGTTAGTGATGTTGAAAATAGAGAGTGCAATATTACAGCCATAACATTTGCTCCGCCTGCTAATAATTTAGTGCTAGTTACAATTACAGTGGATGTTGTACCGCAAGCTAATATTAGAAAAATAATATATCAAAAACTTTGCCCTTCTTTTAGTTTTCTAGCAATAGTTCATAAAAGATTATGGGCTTTGCCAGAGGGTAGGTCTTACCAAAATAAGTTTAGACCACCGCTATTAGCAATGCGAGTTTACTACGCTGCTAAATTAGAAAGCATATACGATTGGTTTAATCAAAAAACTAATCAAATTGATTTTATTAATATGGCTAGCACTTCAAATGTGCCAGATAACTTAGAAGCAATTAGTAGTTTTGAGGGGAAAACATTGTTTTTAGGTAGAGAAACAACGCAAGTATGGACTGGTGAAGATCCAACCACTTTAGATGATGGACAAAATATTGCTCTACCAGATTTTAAATGGGAGCAAACTTTGCCAGTTGGAGCAATACAACAAACACTTTTTCTGGAAGTGCCAAATAATTTTATATTTTTGTCAAAATACGGCATTGTATCGATTAGTTCAGTTAATCTTTACCAACAGTTACAGGTTTCTTATCAGTTCTCAACTCCAATTGATCATTATATTAATAATCAACTCAGTTTTATAGAAACTGATCGAGATTTTAGAAGCATGAGAGCTTTTTTATATCCTTATGGTAGGTTTTTAGGTTTTAGAATTAAATATAGTTGTTTTATTTACCAGTTAAATAATGAGGGAGCGTGGGTAGTATTTAGTGAAAACTTTGCAGAAAGTACAAGTATATTATATGATCCAACAAGCAAAAATTTATATTTAGGATCACCAAAAGGAAACCTTCTTGTCTACGCCGATAAAATAAATGGACAATCATATAACGAATACGGTAAGGGTGAATTATCGTGGTTCATAGCATATAATTGGACATACTTTCAAAGTACGTGGACTAATACGGATATATATATTGATAGTAAATCATTAGAACCATTAGCTGTAAAAGTTCGTATTTACATAAACCAAGATGAAACTAGAAGCATTAACGATACTATAGAAATACAAAAACGTGGGGTATTATATGACGTTTCAGAGTTTGGAGTAAAACCTTATCCTTTTAACGAAACAACGTTCTCACATGAAGTAATTAAGTTTACTGCTGATTCATTAATGATTGAATTAAGTGGTCTTGGTGATGATTTATTTGTTTTTAATAAATTATTCCTTGCTGGTGGAAATATTAACCCAAAAGAGATTTAAAGTATGCCATTAAATCCTTTAGTAATAGAAACAGATTACTTTGAATCTATACAAAACAGAAAAGGCTTAATGAAAGCTGGGGATTTTGATTTCCAGTTTAATAATATTACAAATTACATTAACTCCTCAATTATTCCTTTATTGAATCAATTGATTGCTAACACAACACCTGGTACGCAAGACCCAAATAAGGTAAATACTTATCTTAAAAACGTTGGCGATGGGACGACAGACTGGTCAAATATTACTTTTAATGAAATACCAGATTTATCATTATCTTTTGCTAAGTTAGTACAGACTAATCCTTGTTCGATTCTAGCGACAGGAGTTGATCAAATATTTAGAGCGGTTACACCGCTTGAGGATAGGCAGAGTTTAATATCTCAAAATAATAGTAATCCCGTTTGGAAAAAAATTACCGCAGCGAATATTGGAGATAGACAAATTACTGATAAAAAAATTGCTCTTTCTAGTTTAGTTCAAGCTAATTTTAAAGAGGGTCTCATAGCTATTAAACTAACAGATAATGCCGTTACTACTAGTAAAATAGCAGATAACACAATTCCTACAGAAAAAATAGTTAATGGAGCGGTTAATAGTGATGTATTAGGCAATCTTATTGCCAATCAATTTGCTGGTAGAAATGGTAGCAAAGCTATTTTATGGGGTAATACATTAAGAGATGGAATAATTGCTAATCCTTGGTTTTTATCAAAAAATAACTCTCTTCATCAAGATTATAATATTAAAACTTATCCAATAAATTATACAAAACTAACACCAGATTTTAAAATACCTCCTACATTATATAATAGGACTTGGGCTTGGAGAGTATATAATTCAAATTATGATCCAGCTACATACCCAAATAACCTTGCTCCAAATTGTATTGCAGGATGGCAAATTAAAGATAATAGTATAGATGGAGCGAGATTATTTTACAAAAAAGGAACTGGTTATCCTGTTTTCCGTGCTTCACAACGTCCATTAGGACAAATGATTGCTCATGGTGCTATCGGCATTGAAAATTTATCTCCATCTTATAAAGCAAAATTAGGGTTATAAATATGTCAATTAATCCATTTAACCGAGACACGGCTTATTTCCAAATAATGAGAGATCGAAGCATGATGATTAATGCCGAGGATCTTGATTTTCAATTTAATAATCTAACGGACTATTTAAATAAAAAAATAGTTCCTTTAGTGAATGGTTTAATTGCTAGAGAAATTAAAGGAGTTAATGACCCTAATTTAGTTGGAGCTTGTTTATTAAATATTGGCGATGGAACAACAAGGTGGACAAAAGTTAACACAAATGTAATCGCAGATTACAGTATTCCTTTATCAAAATTTACTAATTATAATTATAGTTTTTTTAGCGAAAACATTGGGTCTATTTTGGCTACGGATAACAGCAAAGTTTTTATGCCGATAACTGCACTTGAAAGTGATAATGTTTTGTTATCAAGATTAAATAGTTCACCTATTTGGCGTAAAGTAGAAACTGGTGATATTTTAAATCGATCAATTGTAGGAACAAATATCGCTTTAAATTCAATAGGGTTAGAACATTTATCAGCTGAATTAATTGGTATAGATGTAACAGATAATTCTATTTTAACTAACTTCATTAAGGATGCTAGTATAAGTGGTAATAAATTATTAGATGGTAGTATTACTGAAAATAAAATTAGTATTGATTTAATAAACGAAAGAAAAGCTAATGTAGCAAATAATAATTTTATTATAGCTGATAATAGTTTAGAAAATAGACATTTTAATGCTGAATCAATTGCTGCAAATAGCGTGGCTAATGGAGGAAGTAGTTATTTGGGCGTTCCTATGCAATGTGTTCAAGTAAGAAGTAAAGAGTGTTTTGATGATTTAGTAAATTATACATTTACTTCTGATAATATTATAGACGGTAGTATTGATGCTGCAACAATAGTAGGTTGGATAACTGCTGAAGAATTTATCGAAGATGGAGCTATAGAAAATAGACATATACAAGATTATTCAGTATCATTACATTATGTTAACAAAGTACCAAATGAAGGTAATCTAGGAACAATTCCCAAAGAATGTTTAGATCCAGCAATTAGAGCAAAATTAGGGTTATTATAATGTTAGACATATTTAATCGTGATAGATCTTATTTTCAAACACTCCGTGATAATGGAATCTACATAGAATCTTATAATGTTGATGCTCAATATGATTCATTAATTGATTATATTAACAATAGTGTTGTACCTGAAATTAATAGTATTGTTGGTGGAGCTTTCCCTGGAATTATAGGCAGTCCTAATGCTTATCTTTCAAACGTTGGTGATGGAACTACGGAGTGGCTAACTATTGATAAATCAATAAACGACTATTCATTACCATTTGCTAAATTAATAAAAGCTAATGTAGGATCTGTATTAGCAACTAATGGATATGGAGAATTAACAGCAATTGCAGCAACCACTCCTGATCAATTATTAATTTCTCAAGGAGACAATTCGCCTATTTGGAAGAAAATAAAAACTCAAAATATTAATGATGGCGGAATCACGGGAATAGATATTGCAAATAATGTAATTGATATTGAACATTTAAAAGAAAGTATAACCACAATTACTATTGCTGATGGAACTATTACAGGAAGTGATTTTGCTGATAACTCTATAACAGCAGAGAAATTTTTAAATTCTTCTATTGGCACAGAAAAACTTGGAATTATTAATCATGAATTACCAATATCACCTAATTTAACAAAAATTGGTATGGTAGAAAGAAATCATATTAAAAATGGAGTTATTACTCCTGATAAATTTAAAAATTTTAGTATAAATCATACTTCTTTTAATAAAGTTCGGTGTATTACTAAAGGTAAAATTGCAGCTCAAACAGTAGACGATTTCAATTTTAGAGTTTCTCGAGATCTAAATGATGCCTATAAGTATAACTTAGGTGATATAAAATATAGTATTACATCAAGAAAGCTACATCCTGATTTTAGATTAACAAGAGAGAAGCTTGCAACAAATAGTAAATATCCTTATGAATCTCTTCATCTTTCAGACATGGATTTTGATAGCGAAACCCAAAGTCGTTTTTTTAGTAGAGGATGTAGAGGAATGGCATAATGAAAGTGATAAAGAATAATTTAAATTTACAGAAAGAAGCTATTTTTAACTTAAATATTTTAAATAAAAATGATCTTGTAGGAAATTTAACCGTATATGAGCATCCTGACGATAAAAATGGTGGTCAAGTTCATATTGAAATAATCCCAAAGTGGCGTTGCCGTTGGGTTAGTAGAGGTTTAAAACAAGAGCTTATGGGTAAGTTAATAAACATTGCTAAAGAATATAAACTAAAAGTACTTTATAGCGCGGCTTTAACAGATGTAAGTCCAAGACTACTAGAGTTTGCGGGGTTTATAGAGTACAATAGAGCAAAGCCAAAAACTTATTATTATTTAATGATTTAAGGAGAAAATTATGGGAGTAGCAGCCGCGCCTTTTATTGCAAAAGCATTTATTGGCGCAGTAGGGGGTGGAATATTAGCATCAAAGTCTGGAGCTTTTAAAAGTCCACAACAACCACCGCCGCCGATTACTAGTTTACCTGAAAACCAGCAAATTGCTAATCAATACAAGCCGATTAATTTTGCAAGTATAATGGATGAATTAAGCGGTGATAAACTAGAGATTGTTAGAGGAGTTGATAACAGAATATCTTTAAACTTTGCAAACAGTAGAGGAAGAGTAAATTTAGACGAGCCAGCCAATATTAACTTACCGGCTGTAAGACAAATTAGAGGACGTGCTATAGAGGAGAGAGCTGCCGAAGTTATAGCTTTGAGTGCAGCTATGACAAGGCTTGGCAACGCTATTGAACAAATGGAAACTACTAGCCCTTATTTAATTCCTCAAAACCAAGAATTAATTAATAGTTATAGAACAGCTGTTCAAGGTGCTTTAGATCGTGGTTTTGATTTTAAGCAACAGGCCATAGATCAAAAACTTACTAAAATGGGTTTAGCAAATAGCTCGACTGCTATGGGCGTTCAAATAGCCTTAGCCAGAGAAAAAGCTACTGCTTATGCAGAATCAGAATTAAAGCAGGCGGAACTTGCGCAAAATCTAAAACAGCAAGCATTAGGTAATTTAAACCAAAGAGGGCAGTTATTAAATTCTCAAGCAAATACAGAACTTACCAGATTCGCAACTGAAACTTCTAACCAATTACAAGTAAGAGAGCAAGATATGCGAGCTGATTTAGCTACTCAAACTTTAGAGCAACAAAGAGCTTCTGAACAAGCACGATTAGGGTTAGAAAGAACAAATATATTAGATAGAAGAAAAGCTATGATGCTTGGCGTAGCAACTGATTTATTTAATGGTACTAATCAAAGCGCAATAAATGCACGTCAAGTTGATAATAATGCTATTAATAATGCTAATCAACATCAATTAGCTGCGTTTAATTCTCGCCCAAGAGATCCAATGAAAGAGCTTGTAACCGCAGGTATAGGAGCTGGTATAGGTGGTTTTGCGGGACAGGGAGGTTCAATGGCATTTAATAGTTTGTTTGGACCAAAAAAGAAAGCACCTTGGGCTGATAAAGAAATTGATTTTTAAAAAATAACTTAACCTTGCGAGATTAAATATGAAATCAGGATACAAAGAATCACTAGATCAATATAAAGACTTAGTCAATCAACCTACATGGGCTGACGGTGTAGGCGATGCATTTTCTTCCGCTGGAAAGGGATCTGCTAAACATCCAGAAGATCATCAAGCCAATGCATTACTTTCAGGTATAGGAGGTGGATTAAAAGGAGCTGCTAATGAGCAAAAGCGTCAACAACTTTCGCCTATGCTCCAACAAGCTGGTCAAATTACTGCAAAAGCCGCAGAAATTGAAGCACAAACGCAAATAGCTACACAATCAAAAATGCAAGTTACGCAACTTTTTCAACAAACAGCCGCCCCACTGGCTCAATTATCTCAAGCTTCTTTAGCTGGTGATATAAACGCTAGTAATCAACTTGCAAAAGGAGTTTATGCTCGTTTTAAACAAGGTCTAGGCGATTCTAGCATGGGTGATTTCGATCATTATCATAACGGCACTATTTATTATGAAAACCCAGAATCTGGAGTTATTGAAGGTAGAAATATAATTGGTTTGATGTACCAAGCTGGTATTAGTCCATTAGAAATCTGGGGGCAAGATGCTCCTATGATAGAGGCTGGTTTGTCGCCTGGGGCTAAAAAGAACTATGAAGATTCTGAAAAAATGCGTCAATTAGAAATGCAGGGTAAACAAGCTGATATTGCTAATAAATATTCACAAACTAATTATCATAATGCTCAGGCTGGAAAGTTAGAAAATGAGATGAATAATCCAGGAATGAGTCCAGAAGAATACAAAGCAAACAGTCAAACAGCTAAATTTAATCGTGAATTAATTAGAGACGAAATTAAACCAGCTATTAAAGCTAATGAAGGTATATTAAACGCTTATGAAGCAGTTGAGGATGTAATATCTAATTCTCCTGGATTAGTTGGTAGCGACTATAAAGCTCAAGCTTGGCGTGCTTTTGCTCAAGCATGGGGAATGGATGAAAATCTTGATTACGCTAATTTAAAAAGTGTTGAATTTGAAAAAATGCTAAAACCTATATTAGGGGCGCAATTAGGCGAAGACGAGGGTAAGAGGGTTTTAAGTAAATTCGTCAGTATTGAACGCAATCCAAAAGCTATTAAAAAGTTTTTAGACGAAGAAAAACCCAAAGTAATTGAGGAAATAGTACGAGGAAATCAACAAATTAATGCATTTAATCAAGCTTCTCATGCTAACTTATATGATAATTCAATTCATCAAAATATAGAGCAGGATAAACAAGATTACATGAGAACAAGAAGAAAGTCAGTTACTATGATTGCACCAGATGGTAGCACTAGAGAAGTTCCAAAAGATCAGGTAGAAATATGGAGAAATAAAGGAGCAAGTATAGCTAATGAGTAAAAATAATTTTTGGGCTGAGTTAGATAATCAAAATACTAAACCATTAAATGTTGTTAACGGTAGTAGTTTTTGGGATGAATTAGATACGCAAAATTCAACAAATACTCAACAACAACAATATAGCGTAGGTAATCGTGTTGCATCTGGAGGAAAAGCTATAGTTGCAGGAGCTGGTGGGGCGATACTAGATACTGCCGCTCTTGCTTATAATTTACCAGTGATGGGGATTAATAAACTACGTGATATAGCTTATCCTGATAGAAAAAAAGATTTTCCATTAATTCCATCTGCTACAGAAGCTATAGATAGAGGAATAGATAGTGCTACAGGTGAGTATACTAACACTCCAGAAGATCAAAAACATATAAACGAAGCTTTAAAATTTGGAACTGGTTTTCTTGCAAGTGGTGGAGCAGCTGGATCTACTAATAAATTTGTATCTACAGTTGGAAAAATTGGCGGCAATACTAAACCAATACAAGTTGCAGGAGCTGCTGCTGCTGGCGGTACTATGTCTTATTTACACGATCAAGGAGCATCAACAGGAGAGACTCTTGGTGGAGGACTAGTAGCTAATGTAGGAGTTAATGCTATACCCGCTTTGACTAAAGGAGGGGGGAATCTATTAGCAAAAGGTTTGATCACAGCTACAGGACTTGGTAAGGGTAAACTGAATTTAGATGCCGCAAAAGCCGCTCAAGAATTAGACATAGCATTGCCAAAAGCCGCTGCTAGCAATGGAAAGCTAATAGCATTAGCGGATCAGATTTTAAGTAAAGCTCCAATTAGTGGTAATATAATGCAAAAAAGATACCTTAACATGGCTAATAAAGTTATAAAAGAGCTTGATGATGCTTATGATAGTATTTTGCCTAAAAGCGAGCTTGCTAGCGTAGATGACAAAATCAAGCAATTATATGATCGTGCAAAAGAAGTGTTGCCAGAAGGCGCAAGTGTAGTACCCAAAAATGTTACAAATTTAACTGAACAAATTAAAACTGAATTATCAAAATCTGCCTCATTATCTCCTGGAGAAAAAAAAGTATTAAGTGTGATTCAAGATTATGAAAATAAATTTGTTCCGATGGGAATAAAAAGAATTCCATCTCCAGTTGGTGATTTAGTTGCAAGTCAAGATTCTCTTGGAAAAGTAATTGACTGGAAAGATACATCTGTTAATTGGGCAAAAGAAAAAAAAGCATCTGGGATGGTTAAAAAACTTTATAATTCTATTAGTAACGATTTATCGGAATATGGAAAAATTAACCCAGAATGGTATGATTATCATAAAGGAGCAGATAAATTAGTTGCTAAATCTGCACGCAGAAAAGAAGTGCAAGATTTATTTACTAATGTAGAGAATACTACAACTGGTGAATTAACATACAATTCTTTATCAAAAGTATTACACGATGAAACCACTAAAAATAGACTAAAAAAAATAACTTCTCCTGAGGTATTTGATCGATTAGAAAAGTTAGGAACGGTTGCAAGGTCGATGGCAATTAAGAATAAAAACTTACCCAACCCTTCTGGAACAGCATCAACTATGGCAACGATGAATGTGCTTGGTGCGATGGTAGGTGTAGGAAGTTATGCAAAAACAGGACCAGCTTTGCCTTTATTTTATACGGCAACCGCCCCCGTCTTAGCTCATTTTTTAACAGATAAAAAATCCTTAGATCTTGCCATTAATTTTGCTGAGAATGCCACTCCAGCTAATGCCGTAAAATTTAGCCAAAGAATGAAAGCTATTACTGGCTATACCCCAGTTACTCTGCTTCGAGAAGCTCAAAAACTAGAACAAGATAAGCAAGAGAAAACTGGTGATAGTTCTGAAGAAAAATTTGATTGGTTGCATGGATGGAGGAAAGAAAATAAAGCCAAACCAAATGGACAGGCTTTAAACAAATTATTAGATAGCAATACATCTCATGAAATTACAAAAATGCTCAGGGCTAGCCCGTTTGATTAGATTGTTTTTATAGGTTAAAATGGGTTGACGTTCGTTGCTAAAAGCACTAAACTAAAGCGTCTCTATGAACACTTTTTATTTAATGCTTTTGGTTTAGACCTTTTGAAACTTTTTACAGTAACAGTTTTAGGTCCAGTCTTTTTGTCAACTCGAACTGGTCGACATTTAACTTTAACCATTTTATACCTTCTTTTTATACTAAAGAGTTAAAGCTCTCCGTCTCAGTGAAGATAAAAAATCTTCACTATTAAAAGAAGGTATAGCAACGAACGTCGAATAAGAAAATAGTTTAAGAACTATAAAATGTCAAATTTGTAAAACAACTTATATAATCAAATAAAAAGCACCAACATAACTAGATATTCTATATAGACATTTAACTCCGTGATTAATTCTACTCTAGTTAATGCTTTTTCTAGAACTGGCCTTAAACCAAAAAGAATGAGTAATACGTAAATTATTGTTTGAATGCTGATCTTTTTCTTTAGCAGTTTTTGCTTGAGGATATAAGCTATAATATAGGTTAGTATCTTTAATAAGAACACGTACAAAAACCTTGTTAAGGATATTTGCACGAACTTGTATTATAAAATAAGCTTAAATATTAAGCAATGGCGATAGCCTTTTGTTCTGATGGTTTATGAAAAGTAATTCACATAATCACCCACAAAAATTGTGGATAATTTACTCTGAATCTTTGTTTTCGTTGTGACTAACAAGAACTATTAAGCCTCCTATTATCTCGAGGATTAGAGCAAGCTGACTATCTTCTAGAAAAATCAATCTTGTTATTATTAATAGTATAAAAATATTCTTTAAAAAAGAGCTGTGACCAGCGGTGAGCGCAATAATTTTTTGTATCCAGTTCATTTTTTTAATTCCTCTTTGTATATTGAGTATTGTTGTCTAAATAAATAAAGTTCATTTAACCAATTTGTGATATTTGGGCATTTTTGTTTGTTACATTGGGTAACTAATTCATCAGCTACTTTTGATCCTGCAATAGGCATCTCTGGCAAATTTAAAGGCGTAACTGATTTATAATTTGTCTTTGCGCATGAGGTCAATAATACCATCGAAATCAGTAGGCTTAGTGTTGTGTGTGACATCTATTACCTTTGCTTGAATGTCCATTAATTTAAAATTATCTTTGACTTGATTTTGTAAGTCATCGTTCTTTTTTTTGAGATTTCGATTTGCATTTAATATTAAAAACGAAAAAAAGCCAAATGTTAAAATTCCAATTTCTTTAATATTAAGTAATAACCAGCTTAACATTTTAAATCTCCGTAATTGTTATAGGGTAGGTTGCTTCAACCTGCTTTTTCTTCAAGATATACATTGGCGTCTTCATGCCTTTAACGTCTTCAAAAGTAACATTACCGTCCATCCAAAATACTTGATAATCGCAAACATACTTAACGCCACCCGCTAAATAAAACGGCACTTGTCGCAAGAAAAAAACTACTTCCCCATATTTTTGCAAAAGCTTAAGTTCAAGATACCTTTTATGTTCTTTTTTAGAGGCAAATCTAATTCCGTCATCTGTAACTGGTTTGGCTTTAAATTTGTGTTTTAGCATAATTGTTATTTCCTTTTAGTAATAATGAAGTCATACAACTTCTTACTTTCATCTAAGATATCGTTTAAATGGTGAATCTTATTCTTGCTTAAAATCAATTCTACGCATTTTAACATTAGCTCTTGATCGCTTAATCCCTTGATTTCTTCTTCACTCATTTGCGCCACTCCATAACATAAATTCTGCTTGTCTTCTATTAACCAAACCAGCTAACTTTCTCCCTTTAACTCCAACAACGCCTTTTTCTTCGCTAAAAAATTCATCAGCAGCTCCATTATAATCTTTATCATTTAGTTTCTTTAAACCCTTGCTGGCTCTAAAATTATAACAGCCCCAGTTGTAAACAAGACTTGCTAAGGCATCAAATTGCCCTTGAAGCAAATCAACCTTTACGGCGTGCTTGATAGTAGCTTCAACTTCCTTTAAATCTTCGTTTAAAAGTTGCTCTGCTTTTTCTTCTGTAATAGGACTAATAGCTTTTGATAAGTCGTAGTATTTGCGATCAATTACATGACCGTATCCCACAGTAAGTTTTCCAGCTGGGCATCTATAAGGATAATACTTGAGGCCTTCAAATTTTTTAATAAGGTTGATTCCTTTCCAAGACGTTTTCATCTATAACGCCTATGTTTAGTTATAAAACTTAAATCTTCTTTTGATTTTTCTGGAGCATTAGGACTTAAATCAATATCTAATCCAGTTTCTTGTTTTATTATTTCTTCGGAAATTTCTTCAATAGAGTTATCATCACCAAGCATATATATTGAAGCAAAGCCAATAACCGCTGATAAAAAAACTATGGAATATCTAGTTAAGATGATTTTTTTTAAGAACTCTTTCATAAACCCATGCACTTTGAATATTAACAAATTGCGAGAGCTTTAAAAAAGCTAAAAACTGAGTATGAAATAATAATCTCGCAAGGATCAATACATTATATGTATTAAAACAATATACCAGAAAGCTTAAGTTCTTGCAAGGTTTATAGTGATTTTATAGGAGGTAATTCTTCTTCGGTAACACTACTTGTTACATTGCCTAATAAGTCTAGCCTCAGCACTCCTACCTTAAGACTTTCTTTATATTCTGGTTTTGCACAATATATAGCACAAAATATACGTATTTGTTTTCTTGAAACTCCAAGTTCTATTTCGTCTTCGAACATTTGTTTGTGAATGCCTATAGCAATAGGCATCGCAGGGGTGATAAAACACTTAGGATATTTATTCTTAAAATAAGCTAGCATCTTGGCATATAACTTGTACGTAACAAGAGCAGGCTTGGTAACTACTTCCTTCTTATTGATTACCTTGTACTTAGGTTTTGGTTTTTGAACAGGCTTAGGAGTTGGTTTTTGTGCTACTTTAGGTGCTAATAACTTGGCCTCAACTTTTTTGACCTCTTTTTTCTTTTCTACTACCACGACTACAGGTAACTTTGAGGCGAGAACCTCTTTTTTTATAGGTAATTTTAGTTTTAATATAGGTCTAGTTTCAGTCATTTTTGCTATCAAAATATAATTTTGTTAATTCGATATCTCTTTTAAAAAGAGTTTTTATTTTTCCGTTATACCAATCTTGTAACTGAGAACTAAACGTATCCCATCTTTGCGAAAAAATTCTCTTATCATCAGCTTTAGCTCCATTCAACTCTTCCTTAAGCTCTGTTATAGCTAAATCAACACAATAGATAGCTCCTAAATCGAAAGCTCCCATTAAGTAGATTTTCTTTTGCTCTTCATGAGAAAACCTATAATCATCTACTAACGAGATTGAATCAATTACAAAATTTTCTTCATTTTTATAATTACACTTAATTAAAAAATAAAGACTTGTATTATTAAGCAATCTTGAACGAGCGTTTATTACTAGTTTTCTAGTAATATTATCTTCGCTTTCTTCTTTTATACTTTTTATCAACGTAAATGTGTAATTCGTTTTCATGCTACCTCTATTTTGTCCGAATAAGAATATTGAGTATTAATGTAATTGATACAAGATTCTATTTTGCTATTATCTAACTCGTTAATCGAAGAAACGCCAGCTTTATTGCACCATTTACTAATAATATCATCTGAAATGTTATGAGTAAGCAGCAACGCTGAAAGCTCTTGAAGTTTTTCAGCGTTTTGCTCTGGGGTATCATTAGATTCATTAACTTGCTCATTAATTAACTCATCTAATTTAGCACTCAGAGTTTGAGCTTTTGGGGTTACGTTTTTTAAATCACTATCAAGTTCATTTAAGCTTTTTCCCTCCATTTCCTCAGCCGTGGGTTGTTGACTAACAAATTCAGGAAAAGCTTTACGTAACGCTTGGGCTTCTGCACATTTCGCAAGTTGTCCATAAGGTCTTTTTCTCCACATAGTATTTGGAGCAGTTGAATCTTTATTACTTGTTGCATAATTTTCAAGCCAATATTCTTTTGCAGTAAATTCAACAATAGATCCATGAACCACTTTGCTAACAGTTACTTTGCACCATTCAGGATAAGAAACTTTAACATCTTCTTTTGATTTAATATTTCCTTTATCATCTTTTTTAATTTCCAATAAAGTTTTATCTATAGTTGCCCCATATTCAGGCTCACTAACACCTGCATATTGATTGCTACGAGCAGCTTGTATGCGGTACAATCCAATACCTGCCATTATTGTATCTTTAAACTCATATTTACCAGTTTGTGCATTTTTAACACTCATAGGAACTATATGTACAGGTTTTTGTAATGGATCTAGATTGCCAGCTTTGCAATAATCCAAAACCATCAAAATACTTTCATCTCTTGCCCCAGTATATAAACTATTTTTAAGTGTCGACCAAATATGTGGGTCAATGTCATAAGAATTATTTACTTTTGCTACATTACTCATTCTTTTGCTCCATGTTGTTTTAATAATTCTAAAATTTTATTTTTCTTAGAAGAATCTATATAACTTTCTTTTAATATCCT